TGCTGGTGGAGGTGGTCATGGACCTGCTGGTGGAGGTGGTCATGGACCTGCTGGTGGAGGTGGTCATGGACCTGCTGGTGGAGGTGGTCATGGACATCCAACTCCTTCGCCCAGTCCGAGACCTCCACCAAATCCTGCAGCAGTAGGAGATGGTGCTGGAAATATGGGGCACTGGGGAGGTGTAGGATGGGGATATCCTTATTGGGCAGTATACCCAGATTGGTATTATCCAGATTGGAATAGTTGCTCACAGGATAAAGTTATACAAAACTGTGCCGAAGAATGTACAAAAGGAGTTGATAAGTGTAAAGATTGTTTTCACAAAAATTGTTAGATAAATTAATTAAGAAAAAATAAATTGCTATTATAATAAAATGAATCAGAGTGAACTTATTGCGAATAGGGCTATCGGAGTTCTTGGGTTATTCCGAGAAGAAAGAAGTATGCGTGATATGCAACTTCAACATGAATATGGTACTTGTAACAAAACAAGAGAAACATTTGACCCAAATTCTGGTGCTGCAGTTACTGAAATCCCAGCAGAATATGCTAATGGTTGGGAAGAAAGATCTTTAAAAGATAAAATGATGCTTGTAGAATATAATCCTTGTAAAGGTAACAAAGAAGGTTACGAACAACCTTGCTATGATTATTCTGGTATTGGTGATAACCCATTTAACCCTCTAGTAAACTCTGCCAATAGAGTTGCTGTTTCTAACATAAATAGAAACTAAGTTAACTAATATTATTATAAGTTTATAAACTTATAATAATCTAAATAGCAGTTTCGTTTATAACAGTACGACACTCGCTTATGGTATGATTTACAGAATCGCTTTCTGGATCACTTACAGACTCACATATATCTTCATTCACAACAGGACAGACTACTTCGATTACAACAGGAGTGACTACTTCGATTACAACAGGAGTGACTACTTCGGTTACAACAGGACAGACTACTTCGGTTACAACAGGACAGACTACTTCGGTTACAACAGGAGTGACTACTTCGGTTACAACAGGAGTGACTACTTCGGTTACAACAGGAGTGACTACTTCGGTTACAACAGGACCGACTACTTCGGTTACAACAGGAGTGACTACTTCGGTTAAAAGGGTGGTAACTGATTGATTTGTGACAGGTTCTTTTTGATCGAATGCCTTCATTAACCTACCTGAAGGGTCTTTAACGTCTCCAGACCATTTTGGTAACCAGTAGGGTATTTCTATGTTGTACTTTGGAAAAATATTGCTAAATATCATTTTGTAATATTGTGCTTCTTTGCTAGGAAAGTTAGGATTATAGAGATAGTCTGGGATGATAGGATTGATGTATTCTTGAATATATTTATACCAAGGTTTTTCAATGCTACTAGTTCCATCCGAGAATCCTTCTTTGCGACGCCATAAGACTTCTTTAGGAAGATAGCATATTCTCCTTTCAACACCTTCTCGGTAGACTTCCGGTTCTTCGTAGTCGTAATCGAATGCTTTACGTAAGATATATTTTTCAATACCGTTAATTGGACATTTTTGATTGATAGGAAGCGACATACAGAGGTCAACAAATTTCCTGTCTAGGAAGGGGACTCTTGGCTCAAGTCCGTTAGAAGATATACATCTATCTGCTCTTAAGACGTCGTATATATGAAGTTCATTGACTAGTCTGAGACTTTCATTTTCACCATCAGTAGGTGTAGGAGCGTTATGAAAGTATAAATAACCTTGTAGAATTTCATCAGAACCTTCTCCTGAAAAAATAACTTTATCGGTTGAGTTTTCCTTAATATATTTAGAGACTAAGTACATTCCAACACTGGCTCTAATTGTAGTGATATCGTAGGAGCCTAAAGCCTGTATAACTTCAGGAATAACAGCGAAACCCTCTTCAGGTGTGAATTTAACCTCTGTATGAATAGTACCTAGGAAATCAGCGACTTTTTTAGCGTAAAATAGGTCGGTAGAGCCTTCCATTCCAATAGAGTATGTTCTGACGTTTCCACGACCGCGTAGTGAGACTAGGATTGATGTGACAAGACTGCTGTCGAGACCTCCAGATAAGAGACAAGCAATTGGTCTGTCAGATATTAAGCGAGTTTTGACGGCATCGATGAGAGTATTTTTCATAATACCTAGAATAGATTGTTCAGAAATTCTTGTGTTAGGAATAGTGACTTGATCGTGATAGAGTAAAGTAATATCACCTTTTGTTTTATTATATACAGAAATGTGTCCTGGATTGAATGGTTGTACATTTGAGCAGTAATCAACAAGGCAGTTAGGTAAGGAAGAGAATGCTGGGTAGTTTTCAGTTGTGAAGCCCTTGTATAGAGGTCTAACACCGATTCTGTCTCTAGCGATGTATGTATTTTCACCATCTACTAGGATAATAGCGAATACACCATAGAGACGTTTAACGGTTTCTACAAATCCTATTTTTTTATAGAGATGAAGAATGACTTCGCAGTCACTCTTAGATTGACATTCTAGATTAAATTCTTTTCTCAGTTCTTCGTGGTTGTAAATTTCACCGTTACACATACAGATAATTCCATTAGAAATGAAAGGTTGCATTCCGTTGTTAGAGAGGTCGTTGATAGATAGTCTGTGAAAAATGTATATACCACTAGATCGGATGATAGTGGAAGAAAGGTCTGGTCCTCGTTTTGATAGGTATTTAGATGATAAGAGGATTTGTTTTAAGTCTTTAGGAGTATATTTTGATAAAATAGCGAGAATTCCGCACATTTAGTTTATAAAGTAGGTGTAGTTTTTTAAGTAATAAAAATGAAAATTAAAGCGATAGAAGTATATTAATTAAACAGATGAGTTTAGGATTATTACAAATTATAATTGGACCAGTTCAGTCTGGAAAGACAACTGATCTGATACTGAGACTTATGACACATCATTCAATCGGTAAAAAAGTATTGTATATAAATAGTGTATTAGATACTAGGTCAACAGAGTTTTTTTCTACATATAATTTAAGTATTAAAGAGGTTCCATTTGATGGAGTAAAATTAGATAGGTTGACAGGATATGATATAAGCAAATATGACGTGATAGGAATAGATGAGTCTCAGTTTTTTGATGATTTAAAAGTGAATGTGTTAGAGTGGGTTGACACATGTGGCAAAATGGTGTTAGTATATGGGTTAGATGGAGATTACAAGAGGGAGAATTTTGGACAGATAAGTGAATTGTTATCTTATTGTGATAGTGTAACTAAGTTGAAAGCGTTTTGTATCTCTTGTAAAAAGAAAGGGGATGCTGGATTTGGTATATTTTCGAAGAGGTTAGTGGAGAATAGTAGTAGTATATTGATAGGAGGGGAAGAAATGTATTCACCAGTGTGTAGGAGGTGTTACCTAAGTTCTTAATGTTACATAAGTTTTCGGAATTATGAATACATAATAAATAGGAATTAAAACTTAAATATTTTTTTAAAACTTATAAAAAATATTTCTTCTTCATATAATAAATAATTATGTCAAAGAAATTTTTAATCACATTAGTTGGAATATTACTATCTATTTTTGCATTATGTAACTTTGATTTCAAGCCTTCTATAATAGAAGGTTGGAATGGAATGGATGGATCTAGGTCTGTTACAGTTAGAAAAGTTCTTCAAGATCCTAAATCTGGAAGAGTGTTTTCTGCAGGTACAGACACTGTTATTGATAGTTTAGCATGTGGAGCAAGTATTGGAGCAGGAACTGATATAGATGAACAATTGGGAAAAATGGGTAATCCTGAAAATTACAGAAGTCCTCAGTATAAAGAAAGATTTAGTAAGAATTCTAATAATGGATATGCTGGACCATCTCCATATGTAAACCCTTGGGGTCAACAAGTTACAAATCTTCCTAGCGGTGGTTCTTATACTCCTCAGCAGGTTCAATCTTCTGGAAGGGAGGTAAATCCAATGATGGGTGCTGGTGAATTTTTCCAAGCACCCCCAAATTTTCAGGCAAATCTTTCGCCTCGATTTGATAATAATGGTTATGGTGCTTATATTAATTATAACCGCCCAGATCAGCAATATTTAGGGTCTCCATGCGACCCTCTAGATGCCGATCGAAGTGGACCAGTGTCACAGGAAGGATACAGACGACCTACAAGGGAGAACTTTTCTGCTGATAATAGCCAGCATCGTTCAAATCCCCCGAGTTGTGGAAAGGGAGGATATGGATGTAAAGGAGGAATAGATGAAGAATATGAGGTACCACCTGGATATACTAATGGAAATAAGAATCAGATGTATGAAAGTCTTCCTGGTGTTGTTGTGTCTAATGTAGGAGATCCTAATGGAGTTGACAATGCAGCAGTTCCAACTGGAACTATTACGTTAACAGATGATTCTGGTCACCCAGTACAATATTTAACTCAGGATAGATATATGTTTACTACTAAGAAGAGTAGACTATGGGGTCTTGGAGATATGATTCGAGGAGATATACCAGTTACACCAGCAACGTATGGAAACTTTGACGTGTTTCCAGTTATCGCGTCTGATGTTAATAGAGGTGCTCTTGCAGCGATGGCTGGTGTTCGTGCTTTGGATCCAGATATGGTGAAGTTGATTGGACAGGTTACTGGCGGAAATTCTCCAGTTGGTGGTGCTCCAGTTATGACAAACCAAGTCAATTCTGGGTTAGCGTCAAATTGTACAGATGTTACACTTACCGCTTTCCCTTAAGAAGTAAGAACTTAACCGAGAATTTTTCGCGGACATATAATAATATGTATGATTGTCATACATATTTTATTTTGAAATAGTATTTGTACCAAGATCGTTACTTTGTGTTAGATTTTCGCCGTTTAAAGAAAGGGCTTCGTATATGTCTTCGGTCATTAGAGTTTTTGTTTGATGTTCAGAATTAATGATTAATGATTTTTTAATAATATTAGTAATTTGAAATGTAATTAAAGCCCTAATATTATTGAAGCATTCCTCACTAATACTTTTAATACCGGCACGGCGAGCAAGGCGTACGATGCTAGGTCTTGTAATTTCCATGATTTACAGATGTACATTATATTTTTAAATAGAACTTAACCATGAAAAATTCGTAAACATATAAGATTTAAAGTTTGTCTAACGGTCATTAAAGGTTATGGAAGAACAATTTAAGCAAGATACAATATCACAAGAAGAAGATTATAATCAAGAACGTGATTATGATAAGAAAGTTAATACAATTTCTGTTAAAAAGAAGAAAAATAGATATTTTGAGACTTATATTTCAAAAGTGTTAAAAAGTATAACTGAAGATAATGGGATTACAATAAATGCGAAACAACAGTTAAATAGTGCATTATGTTTAATTTCTAAATATTTAGCGTTAAAATCTAGAGAACTAGTTTTTATTTCTAAGAAAAAGACAATGTCAATAAAACAAATTAGTAATGCTGTAAAATTAACACTGTCCGAAACTTTTTCTGAATCAGTTATTCGACATGCTGAAAGAGCAGTAAATCAATTTACAACAATTATAGATAAACATAGTTCAAGACAAGACAAGGCTGGAATATTATTTCCACCATCTGTATGTGAAAAATTCTTGAGAAATTTTGATTTCTCAAAGATAATGATAACAAAGTCTTCACCAGTATATTTTGCTTCTGTTTTAGAATTCATAACAACTCATTTGTTGATATATGCTACAAAAATTGCGAAAGAGAATAGTCATGTCAGAATAACAATTAGAGACTTAGAGATGGCTGTCCGGACAAATAAAGAATTATCTAGTGTATTTGATATTTGTAAAATTAGTTTTATTGGTGGGGGAGTTGTACCACAAATACATGAATCTTTGTTAAATAAAAAGCCAAGAAAGAAAAAAGTAGTTGTGAAACAAGAGCAGACAGAACTTAAAAAGAATCATAGATTTAGACCGGGTACTATATGTTTAAGAGAGATTAAAAAATTTCAGAAGACGAGTAACTGCTTAACATTTGCTAAATGTCCTTTCGAGCGTTTTATAAGAGGTATAGTATCAAAATATAATGATAACATGAAAATATCAAAAGATGTATTTATAGTTTTACAGTATTATATAGAGCAGTTTTTGGTAGATTTTTTAAGAGACGCAAATTCTGCTGCAATACATAGTGGAAGGGTAAAATTAATGTCCACTGATATAGATTTTATATCTAAATTAAGAAAATATGATATTGAGGCAATTTCAGAAATAACAATTGAACCTAAATTAAACTAATTTAAACATAAGATAAAAACAGATAAAATGTCTGAACAGAAAAATGCTAACGCCCCTGTGACAACCCCTGTGACAACCCCTGTGACAACCCCTGTGACAACCCCTGTAGTAACTACTCCAGTTGCTTCTACTGAGACAAAGAGAGATTATCGTAATTCAGAAATTAAGTATGTGATTCTTCAAGAAACTAATGGTGCTGAGAATGAGACTTGGATTAATTTTATTAAATATCAAGGTAATGAAGAAGCAATAGCACATCTGTCTAAACAATTTGAATCTGTAGAGTTTTATATTCTAGATGATATGAGTACTTTTGATCTCGAGACTGATTATCTTGTATCTGAATTAACAGCAAAAGAGATGTCAAAGGTTGATTTAAATCATTATTCTTTTCACAGAAAGTTTGATGGTGTGTTAAAGAAGATTGATTTAGGTTTTAAAGAAAAGCATAGTAACGATCGTAAATTAAAAAATATCTTTAAAATCCTAGGATATGGACGAATCGAAGATTATATTGACCAAGAAGATATTGATCCAGAAGATTTGCGAGAAAATAACGAATCAGATGAAAGTGAAACAGAAACGGAAAGTGAAAGTGAAAGTGAAAGTGCTACTAGTGAAGAAAGTGAGCCAGAGCAAAAAAGTAAGAAAAAGAAGACTGGGAATATTCCTACAAAACCAGTGTCTAAAAAGATAGAAGAAATGCCACGTTTTGCGAAGGCTAAGGCTCGTCGTAATAAATAATCTAATTCTTAATCTAATTCTTAATCTTTATAAAGATTAAGAAGTAAGGGTAATTTATTAAACGTAACCAGCATTTTTAAGTTCTAAGAAGATATAATTTTTAATATCCTGTATTTTAACTGTATAAGGAACCTCTATTAATAATATTCCATTTTTTTGACACAAGTCTCGTTTCATGTAGTCTCTGTATTTTTGATTCTGGAAAGAGTCTTTATTCTTATGAAAATAAGGTATATATTTGTAATGTTGCGCTCCATTATATTCACATGCTATTTTAAGCTCTTTATTATAACAATCTAATTCTAGATTGATATCATTTGTACCACTACTGGTAACAGAATTTCTCAGAAAATCAGGTCTACTTTTAAGAAATGGTTTTCTGAATATATTTTCAAGAACTCTTCTACATTCTGTTTCACCTTTACTATCTTTAGAGTTTGATTCTGTAACTTGATAGTAATTTCTGTATGGATCTTGAAATGTACGATCCCAAGTTCCTTTTTTTCCTTGTCTACAAAAATAATTAA